ATTGATGGCTCTGTTCTTTGCTTCTACGTTTTGAACCCAACTCACATCAGCTAGACTGTCTTCAATGTTCCTGTTCCTGATGCTGTGGGTTTTTGATTTGACCTGCGGTGAGCCGCCCTTGTCTTGCGCTCTACCCAACCAAGAGTTGATAAACCGCTTTATTCCTTTAGGTGTTTTTCTGCGCGTAGGATTAGCATCAAGCCACGACTCCATTGCATTTAGTTCTTGGTAAACATTAATCTTAGGATAAGCCTTTTCCCATTGGATAATATCTGCCTGATCTGCCTCGTAAGTATCTCCGTTATTAAGCAACATTGTTATCACCCATATAGTATTCAGCGACACTGCATTTCTCATCGTATCGGTTAGTCACTGTAATCATCTTCTTTTGGATTGGATGTCCTAGCTCTTTAAGCTCGAAGATTCTAGCGGCTACCTGAGTAATGCCTAATTCATTGAAAGCATTTAGGCATGTTAGTTTCTTACCATTTTCTAAGTATTGTAGAACTCTTGATATCTGTGTCATTTTTGTGACTCCTATGGCTCGGACTAGCCTTGCCTGATTATGTTATTAAATATGTATTTAAATATATATTTTTATTAAAGGCACTTTTAACCCTTTTACTACGCTGAGTAAAATAATAGATCAAAGGGCAAAGCGACTTCGCGGTTATTTCGTTATCGTATCGAATATCTAATCTATTCGTCAGCAGAAACCGATCTGCATCAGAGGCTATGTCAAGAGGGTCAACTTCGCTCTGGCGTTTGATTTAAGAGATTCGCCAGCCTCTAGCCCGATAACTAAAGCGCGAAAAAAGAAAGGGGATGTTACAAGACACTATAATACTGTGTTAGAATAACCTTTCTGAATCCGCAAATTCAGTATTGCTCATAACAGAGCAAATGTAAAGCCCCCGTAAAGGGGGTTTTCTTTTATAAAGCAATAAACTCGTCTAATCCATAACCTAAAGCCATGCAAACTTTCATTGCAGTATCTAGCCTTACGTTAGTTTTATTTCGCCAAATGTTCACCTGCTGTCTGTGAACCCCTAACTTACGCGCAAGATCAGAACTACTGACTCCTTGCATGTTTTGCGCTTCTCTTAAACATCTACCAAAATCTATCATTTGAGCATCCTATGTGTTAAATTGTTTGTGATGGTTTTCCCCGATCATCACTCCTATGGTTTACCCGCCCTTCGGGGCGGGGTTTTTAATTACACCATAATTAGCTTGCCAATTATTTCCCAGTCTTTTGCTTTTAATGCGAAGCCTGTTTTTGCATTTAAATAATTAACTGCTTCCTCTTGTGTGCTAAATGTTTTAGCGCCTATACTGTTATTCATATTTGGTTTAGCTTTAAACATAATTACTCTCAAAACGGAATATCATCTTCTAAAAATTCTTGCTTCTGTACTTTATTCACAATCTGCTTAACACCTTGATTATGTGCATCTTCTTTAGCTGTAAATTTAAGGCTAAGATACTTTGAGCCTTTAGCCGACTCATTTAACCAACCTGAAACCCAGTAATCCACACCGCCAATCATCGCGCTTCCTTTTCGATCAGGATGTGTTTCTGATTCCTTTTTATCGTTGACAAACATCGCACCGCTATTATCTTTTTGCTCATATTGACTCATTTGTTTTTCTCCACTTCGGTTTTAATAGTTAGGCACGCATTGATTACCTGTTCTTCAAGTAACTCAATGTATGCATCATCGCGCTCTACTCTTACAAGTACATGAGGCGTACTTGGGTGATAGGCGAACGCATCCCACCACTTCCTACCAGTAACAAACATACAACCCTGTATCTGTTGCCAGTAATTCTTGACTAACTCATCTGGGTTTCGCAGGTACTTAACCATCGTTGTACCAAGCGGACATTTAATTTCAATACCACCATCTTCACCAATCAACCCGTCAGGCGAACAACCATAGGTATCATTCAGGTCAACAATGAAACCGACCTCTTCTACTTCGTTGCCTGTTATAAACTCGTAGTTTTCTCGAGCTTCTGGCTCTAACTCTGTGCCGCGAATCATAGCATCGCTGGTGTGACCTTGCGTTATTTCCTGAGATAACAACTCATAAATCAATCCGTTGATGTAGTTATCAGCAGACGTACTAGGCTTACCAGTCCTCGTTATTAGCTTACCGAAACAACTGGCTGAGGGTTTACCTAGCCTAGATTGCAACCAAGCCTCAGAGCCTTGCTCATTGTTAAGGATAATCATTTCTGAGCCTTTTTATCATTCAGCATAGCTAATGCCCTTTCGTACTGTGATTCTTTCAAACCAGTAACGCTAGATACCTTAAACAGCTTACAGAATCTTTTCTCATCGCTTTCTGTTTGTTCAATAAGGTTGGTTATGGTTACCACTTTATCATCAGTGATTATATTATCAGGCGCATTACGTAGCATAGCTGATTCTGCATCATCATCTGCTGTCGGTATACCCGCGATAGATTGCAGTGCATAACGTCTAGCGTAAGTGATAGCACTACCTGATGCTTGTGGGTCTTTTTTTACAATTGGCAACAAACAATCTGCTTCTAGCCATTGCCCAGATATGTGCATAAGCCTAGTTACTACACCGACTCCGCCATCACCATTAATCGGGAATTGGGTGTAGCTTAGACCATTGTCCGAAAATGGCTGTTTGATTGCTTTAATAACAGAGGTTAAGTCTGCATAGCTTGATTTAAAAAAATTATTGGCACTTTCTTTAACCGCGCCACCCATCTGCGTTTGTGCGTTGCATAATGCATTAGCTAACTTGTCAATAGATTCACTCGACTTCATTTTCAATCTCCCATGTTTTTAGTTCTTCATAAATTGCTTTTCTTGTGTAGACAGCACCATCAGGAGTCTTCTCACCCTGTAGTGCCATTGTTAAATAGGTTGTAGCTTTCTGTAGCCCCATGTCATAATAAACCTGACGAGCGAACCTGTAAGTCTCCTCGTCATTTGTTAACCAAAGGCTAACATTCCAAGCGTTCCAACTTCTGTGACCATTATATTCTTTCATAGCTTTTCTCCATTTTGATTAAGTGTTGCTCACTAATATGAGTGGCAATCTGCTCTTGCGCGTATTGATCGCCATAGCCAGAGTAGTATTCTGGTGACTCATTATCTCTAACTGCATGACCATGCAAGCAGTCATATTCCCCGCGCTCATAGGCGCACATTTTATTCAAGTCTGTCATGTTAACCCCTTATGCGATTCCTGCGACAAGATGATCGTGCCACAAAGTAGCATTGGATAGTTGTTTTTCAAGGGATGTGAGTTTTGACTCAACAACCTTGCCCCATCTGTTATAATCATTGTCAGACATAACAGTAAGTGTTTCTACGTAATCTGCAACATCACGCTCAAGCAAAATAATACGATCTCTAGCACTTTTAATTACTGATGATTCATACATTTGATATTACCTTTATTGATTAATTTAGAGTAAGTATGCCTGATACTTTACATAATGTAAAGTTTTAATTTTACTTAAGGCAATAAAAAGCCCCAATTAAGGGGCTAACGGACAAAAGGTTATACTTTGTGTCCGCTAATAAGACCAGATAGTCTCTTCTGGATAGTTTTCTATCTCAGGGAAATCATCTTGAGTACAGGCATCAATGTGAATAAATCGACCTGAACCTTTTTGCTGAATGCCAATGCGGGTAATTCCAAACGCTATAGCTACAGAAACGAGCTTTACGGCATTTTCTCCGCGACAGGCTATATCAATAGCTTTTCCAGTGGTATGCGCCCCAACTCGACTTTTTCGCATTTCCAATGGGTGTTTGGGCGATCTGTATGCACTAGTAATGGTAAATGGAAAATCACATTCAATTCTGATCTTGGTAAGCAAGTCTAAAAAGTCAGGGTCAAACTTACTTTCGCCTGTGTGCTTGCACTTCAATTCTTTGTGCGAGAAATACTTGTTCTCTACGTTTTTGCTTTTAGCCTTTGGCTTTTTGCTTGTCATGTTACTTCCTCATATTCATTAACTTTGAAGCACCTTTGATGCCAAAACTCGAGCTGATTGCAATAAATAACAGGTATTGATACCACTCAGGCAAACCAGAAAGGGCATCAAACCCTTCTTTTACTCTTTCAATAACTGTCAAATCATTGACTACTATAGCATAACCGACCATGAATACAGGTATAGATAGAACAATTGTCCAGAACTCGTCTTTCCAACTGTGTGCCGAGGCATCAACCATCTTAGATTCCCAGTCAGCATCATTCTTTATCATGCTCATTTTGGCTTTGTGTTTAGCTTGCTTTTCTTCTGCTTTGTTTTTAATCAAGCCACCTGCTAACTTGGCTACTGGTGCAATTAAATTCATCCACATGGTTTGTTCTCCTGTTATAAGGGCATGGCTAGGGCATCTAGCGCACGCCAAATATCATCATACTCGGTTTTTGCTGTATCCCAATTAGCCTTAATCTTGTTTACATCTTCAACAACCAGTTCAGCCTTTGCAACAATGGCTCGCATGGTCTCAATATCTTTCTCTAGCTTAGATACGCTTGTAGTGATTTCTAAGAGCCTTTCTTGCTGAGAGGATATAGTTATCAGGTTAGTGCCTAAAGTAGCTAATTTAGCACTCAATTGGCTTATATCGTTGTCTTTAAGCTGTTGTTCTATCAGTTGGATAGATTCGTGCAAAGGTGTTACATCTGGAACAATAACCGCTTCGACTGCTTCCAATCTTCCATACAGGCTACTAGCCGCCCAAATAAAAGAACCAATGGTTGTAGCTAGTGAAAAAACTACGGCAATATAAATGCCTTTTAGCTTAACGCCACCTATTGATAATTCTGTATCTGCTAAACTCATTCGCACTCCATTTCAAAAAAACAATCATAGCCCATGCCTGTAGGTGATGTTTTATAAAACTCTGACTCTGTACCTAATGCAAGAATATCCGCTTCACTGTAATATAAATCTAAACCAAAGGCATCGTTACCATTTAAGTATACAGCAGTCAGGTTTCGGGTTTTGTTGTAACCCATAGCTACCCATTGTGAATTAGCATCATAGAAAATATTAACATCGGCAGATGTGGTGTTATTTTCTTCAATACTTTGTTGCAAAAATTCTGCCGCTTCGCTATTAGCTACGGCTAAATAAGCAGATGCCGTATTAGCACTTTCTTCTATCTGATCAACAGATTGATTATATGTATCTACATCATCTTGATTAATGGTTAGCATTTCTTGATTCTCAGCAACAAAGATTTGCACTTCTTCTTCCTGCTTGGGGGTGCTTGCTGATTCTGCTTTTTCTGCAACTTGTTGAACTGCGATCATATCCACCACAACTTCGGTAAATGTTTGAATGTGAGTCTCCATTTCTGCTAGGGAATCCATCGCCATATTCTCTAACACCTCTTTAACTGGTGCGCCATATGATTGATAGGTAGACATATTGGACAAGGCAGAATTATAGGCATCAACCTGCTCTGCGCTAATGTGCGCTGTGCTAGACAATGTGCCATCAGATAAACCGCCACCAGTGTGCGCGTAATCGGTAGCCGCGCCAACTAGCTTAACGCCAGTATCAATCTGACTAACAATAGCAGAACTGCTGTCAATCAGGTTATCAAGTTCATTGCTTTGTACTGCGGTACTTGTCGCTAATAGAAATGCTATCTTCTTCCACATCTTCGCTCACCTTACCTATTTGGAGAATGCCGTTGTAATATTTCCGATTCTTTTTGTAATCAGGAATGTATAATTCTGGGTTCTGCTTTATTAGCATTAACCCCCGCTTCCCCGCTACTAGTCTCCCATTGTTTATAAACGGGCATGGAGAACCCGCTAGAAGCATTGACTTATACACCTCTTCA